AATCAATGTGATAAGACTGATCCTTACGGCTCATGTTATCAACCTCCAAATGACGGTTGTACACGACAAAAAGACGGTTCAATTATTTGTCCTGAAAATGCAAAACCGCCGACTCCGGAAGAACAATGCAAGGGCGCAGATTACTGTAATAGACCGCCTAACGGTTGCCCAGAAGGTTATGTTTCTGGTTCATTTAACGGCCAAGCTTTATGTGTAAAGTCTAGTCCTTCTACTGGTGGGCCGACCACTGGTGACGGTGACGGTTCGGGAAGTGGCGGTGATGGCGACGGTTCGGGAAGTGGTGGTGATGGTGACGGTTCGGGAAATGGTGGTGATGGTGACGGTTCGGGAAATGGTGGTGATGGTTCGGGAACAGGTTCCGGCGATGGTTCTGGTGACGGTTCTGGTTCTGGTGGCGATGGCTCCGGAACTGGCGGAGATGGCTCTGGTAGCGGTTCTGGAACTGATTTATCAGGAGTCATAGGTGCAATCAATAATGCAAAAAATGCTATTACTGCTGCTGTAAATGCTGTTTCTTCAAAAGTAGATAATCTCGTTAAAGGCCAGAAAGAAACTAACGAGAAATTAAATAACATTGATCAGAACGGTAAACAGACTAATGAAAAACTTGATCAGTTAAACGGTACAGCCGGAGAAACAAAAGGCTTAATTCAAGAAATAAAAGACTGGCTTACTGGTGAACCTACCGAAGACCCCGGAACAGAAGTGCCGACGCGTGAACTTGATGGCCAGAAATCATTTTCTGAGTCATTGATCAGTACCGGAAGTCAAAGCTGCCCTAATGATTTCCAGATAGATTGGGATACTCCCTTCGGTCATATTTCTAAAACAATTTCTTATCAGGAACTATGTTCAAAAACTGCATGGTTCGGATACCTCGTTTTAGCTGCATCTTATTATTTGGGTGCACTCATTGTTATGAGGGATAGTTAATGCCTGCACTTTTGGGATGGTTCGCTGGATTCCTGATTTCAAGTCTGATTATGCGAGTTTTCGTTATGACTGGACTTTCAATAGTTACTTTTTACTTTGTGAACGATTTAGTAAATACAGCACAGGCACAAATCCAAAGTGCATTTTACGGATTGCCTGCGGATGTACTTTCATTTTTGCGACTCTACCAATTTGATAAAGCAATATCTGTCGTTATGTCTGCTCTGACAATTGCGGCTTATATTAAAACAGCAAAGGTATTCGTAGGGCGCAGCAGCTAGAGGCGCGGGGGTCGGTGGGATGTGCGGAGCGCGTCCTGCCGCCCGCGAGCGTCTGCTGCGCGACATAGGAACTTTAAATGGCTACTGTAATTTCAGCTCCAATTCGGACAGGCAAAACACTGTATTCGATGCAAATTATTGATAAAGCATCGAAGAAAGAACCACACCGGAGAATTTATACAAATATCATCGGTTGTAGTTACCCAGGTGTAATTATGATTCAGTCAACGACGAATAAGCCGTTTGATTGGCGAGATTTACCGAACGGCTCAATTTTGATTTATGACGAAGCACATGAGCATCCGGCATTTTCGAAAGATGATCTTTTAAAGACATATCAGGTTGATGATTCTGAATACATTAAAAATGTTGCAACCATAAATGCTAATCCTGACCTAAAAGTTAAAGAAAAAGAAGAACTGGTTAGACAGGAAAAGAAGAAGCAAGAATTTAAGTTACTCAAAGCGAAAGAGGATATTTTAGATATTGGTCGTTCCCTGACGCTGCATGGTCATTTTGGTATAGATATTTATTTCATTACGCAGAAAACTTACAAGTTAAATGATTCTGTCAAAGCCGCAACAAATGAACATCTTATCTTAAGACGTTTATTTAAACTCAAAGCTGCAACGATCTATACGTTTGCTGAGCTTCAAGAACAGTTCGGTCGTAGCACAATGAAAAATGCGCTGAACTGGAAATTTTGGTGGTATCCAAAGCAATTATATAAGTTTTATATTTCTGCAGAAGAACATGAAAGTGGAAAGAAAATCCCCAAATCTGCTTATATATTTGTACTGTTGTTTCTGGTCGTCATCGGTAGTGCATTAAAAGATACTATTAATTCACCACTTTTAAAAAATGTACTCGGCTTTGGTTCAGATGAACAGCAAGTTGCTACACAAGCTGCCGATCCGCAGCCGGGTCAATCAATGGCTGATCAATATAAACAAGATGCAGCAATGGCCGGACTAACTCCCGAACAATATGCAGACTTAAAGAATCCTCAAGAACGTAATCAGCAAATACCAACTTTGCAGTCACGTCCGAATGATATGGAAACTATCGTTTTTGAATACAATGCTTCAAAGCCCTTTCAAGATATGACGCATCAAGTCAAATATGAGCCGACGGCTAAACCTGTTTTTAGCGGCTGTATGAAAAAGAACGGACGTTATGTGGCATATAGTCAGCAAGGAACAATCTTGCATGATGTATCGCAAGATGATTGTCGCAGAGTTATAGAAGATGGTGATAGACCATTTAATTACTTTCAGCAGCCACAGCAGCAAGTTGTACAGCAACAACCTGCTAACACTTCTCCAGTAGCTCCAAAAATGACACCTGAACAATATTATAAGTATTTGCAATATATGGAAGAAACACAGCAAGCTCAGAATACAGTTGTTCAGACACAGACATTAACTTCATCAGGTGTTTAATATTATCTTCGTATATTTAAATTAATACTTGCTTTATATCGTAGCTACGATATAATGTTTTTATTAGATTTATATTGAGATATTAAATATGAAATATGTAGCTATTATTAATCCATCTTCTAAAGATATTAAAGCTTTTGCTAGATCTTCTGATGTGGAAGGAAAAAAAGGCGGTGATAAAATAGATTATCTTTTAGATGGTATTCTTTATGAAGGCATTTTGAGCTTTGATAAAAAATGGTCATCAGATAGATATACTCAATTAGATATTGTTGAAATTCCTGATTCTTTAAAAAAAGCTAATAAAAAGTATGAGGATAAACGTAAATCTAAAAGAGTTTCTTTTAATTTAGAAACTGAAACTGATTTACTTGATTTTGCTGAATCTGTTGATTTTAGTTCTTGGGTAAAAGAACTAATTAAAAACGAATTAAATAAATGAACAACTGGTGCTTAATATGATTTCAACATTAATCGGTCTCTTAGTTTTCGTAATTTCTTGGGGAATATATTTTGTTCTAATTCAGCTTATTTTTAAAAATAGAAATGACTATTGATTGAGCATTTATAAATGCTTTTCTTTTTGATTACCCTTTTACTGGATACATTTATGGTCGTTATTATTAAAGCTATTTTAAGAATGTTACCTGTATTTCTTCTTTTAATTTTATTTTTGTTTGTTTCCAAATCATGCCAACAAAGTGCTTGTGAATATAGACAAATTTATTGTGATTAAATAGTTTTATTTATTTTCGTTTTTTATTTATTTATCTCTTTTGGTAGTTACTTATGAAAGAAGCTCTAGAAACTATTTCGACATTTGGTTTTATTGAAGGCCTAACTGTAGGCCTTTGTATTGGTTTATTAATTTACATCTTCTCATTAGATTAACTTATCTTCGTCTTTTTTGATTTAAGCTAGGTTTTTTAAAGTACTTATAAATTTCCAATCCTCCCCAGATTGCAAAAACTAAAAATGCTCCTTTTATAAAACCACTCCAAAATATAAATTTATTAAAGCTGCAAACTAATTCACTCATTTCTTTCCCCTGATTACAGTTTGCATCTTAACACTAGAAAGCCTAAGCAAAAATAGCGTTCAGGGGAATTGGCGAGGGGTAAGTGCGCGCACCCCCGACAAGGCGTAGTCTACGCTAATTTTTTCGGGGTATTTAATCCAGGTACATAACAATATTTAAAAATTGTTTTGCAATATTTAAAAATTGCATTACAATAATTCTAAATTGATACACACCTGGATATAAGATGAAGTTGCAACCTTGGGCTAGCATGACCGTTTCAGAAGCAAAACTAGCTTTTCAAAATGGCATTATTAAACAAATAAGAATAGATGTCGTTATGGGTGAATACACAATGATTGTTAAGACAAACATTGATGAAATGCCAATTCGTACTGCTCGTTATACGATGAAAAAATATAAGTCACTTGATGCAATTTTAAAGGACTATCAGTACATTACTTGTTCAGAAGTAAAAACCTTAATTCTTAAATAAAAAACCTATGTATACTTGTTGTTTCTGGAACATGTTTACTTGTAAATTTGTTTATTAATAATCTCTAGATATAAAAAAACCGATGTTTGCGGCATCGGTCTGGTTTGTGATTTGGTGTTCACAAGGATATTGTATATGACAGATGTTGGTTGTCAAATTTTAGGGGAAAAAAAACGGCCCCTTGGTATATTTACGAAAACTCATGTAAAGCTTACGCCACAAGGCCTGCAACGTGTTCATGATTTTCTATTACAAGATCAATCTGCAAAGCTTTTACCTCTTGAACGTGTTTCAAACTGTCTAAAAAAACGTATAGATAAAAGAAAAAATAGAAACGTAATGTTTAATGAGCAACGTCAGAAAATGCACTATGGCAATGTTCAGCGTTGTGGTTCGCTATGGATTTGTCCTGTTTGTGCGAAAAAAATTAGTGAGCATCGACGTAATGAGCTTCAAAAAGGTTTATCTATCTGGAGATCTCAAGGGCATTATGCTTATTTAATGACATTAACTTTTTCTCATCATCAAGGTCAGCCCTTGTCTTTTCTTCTTGAGAGACAGCGTAAGGCGTTAAAGTGTTTTTATGAAACAACTAGAGTTCGCGATGTTTTTAAAAGAACTGGTGTTCAATTCAAAATTAAAGCTCTTGAGATAACTTACGGTGTTAACGGCTGGCATCCACATAATCATATCTTGCTTCTTTCAACTAAATATTTAGGTATTTCTGCTTTTGTAGATGCTGAAAAAGAGCTTTCAGAGCTTTGGATAAAGGCCTGTATTAAATCTGGTCTTGATGCTCCTTCTATGAAATATGGTCTTGATCTTCGTGACGGTTCTTATGCTGAACAATATGTTTCTAAATGGGGTTTGGAACAAGAAATGACTAAAGGGCATATAAAAAAGGGGCGAAATGGTGGTGCTACTCCTTTTGATCTGCTCCAGATGTCTATTTCAGAAGAAAAAATACATGGTCGTGATAGCGTTAAGCTGTGGCAAGAATTCGGTATAGCTTCAAAAAGAAAGCGTCAATTAGAATGGGGTCGAAATTTAAAAAAATATCTTGGCATGGATGAAATAGAAGATCAGGAAATTGTTGATCAAACAGATAAAGAAAGTATAGAAGTTTATGACATCCCTGCACTTCTTTTTTATTTACTTAATAAGTATCAGAAACGTCATACTTTTCTAAAATCTATTGAAAATGATTGGCTTTCTGGTTGTTTTGGTTCTGGTACTGCTGAACAGTTAATTGTAGAACTCATCGAGCTAGAAGAGTCTAAACTCGATGAATTTGATGATGTTTATTACTCGAAAATACTTCGAATAATGGCTTAGGCTAAATTTCTAAGTTACCATCTTTACTTACACTAATATTTTTTAATCCCAATTCTAAAATTTTATGAACTAGTTCAGAGTCTTTTAAAGGCTCTTTTTCTAGTCGTATTAATTTCTTATTAATATCAATACATTTATTTCTAACTGCTTCGATCTCCCCGGCATTTAATCGAATCATCTTACTCTGGACAGCCATCACTTCACCCAAAAAATTAGACTTTACTCTTTCTGTTTTCTCTTTCATAATGTATACAAATTTATATGTATACAAATACACAAGTTGACAAATTAACACAGAGAGATTTTTAAGATGATTCTAGTTAAAGCAAAACTTTTGCGTACTCAAGTTGTAGATAAAGATTTCGAAGGAAAATCTACTCGGAATTATGTATTTCACTGTCATAAAACTGATTTGGATGGCTCAACTGTTCCTGTAGCTCTTTCTACAAAAAATATTGATGCTTCAAAGCTTCTTGAAGCTCATTTATCAGATAAAGAATTTCACTTGGTTCCGATTAGTAATGCTCGTGTAAATGCGTTTTCAATGAACGGTGCTATTTCTTACACACTTGATGAAGCTTTAATTTTGCATCCTGAATTTTCTGCTCTTGATCAAGTAATGATGTGATTTGGTGAATAACAATGGAATACATCGTCTGGTACTTTTTTTTAACTGGTTTGGTAGTTCACGTGTATTTCATCTACAAGAAAACATTACGGATTTTTTATGGCTTATCTCTGCGAAACACTGACAGTAATTGATTCTGTGCAATACGGAATGAATTGCATGGACAGTAGTATTTTCCAGTTAACGCCAGAAGCTAGGGATGAGCTTCTAAAATTCGTAATTAAAGTATTTGCGCTCGTTTTTGTCGCAAATAAAGTGCTTTCCATTTTTAGATAAGGAGAAAATCATGGGAATCAAAAAAAGTGTTATGTCTGCAATCCTGTTAGCTGTTGCTTTAGTTGGCGTTTCAACTGGTGCTTTTGCCCTTGAAGCTGCTGATGTTACTGCGGCAACTGGCGGATCTGGTGCTGAAGAATCAATTACAGCCGGTTTTAAGTGGGTTTTAGTAATTGCCATCACACTGTTTGCAGGCAAGAAAATCCTCGGCATGTTTGGCCGTTAATTGTTGAGAGCTAGCACTATGACAAGTGATTCAGTTGTTCAGTGGATTATTTTCATAGTGCTAGTAATCGCATTTTCACGTCTTTTGAGATAAATATTTAAAGGATTTTATTCATGAGATTTTTTAAATATTTAATTCTAATAATCCTTTCTCTTTTTTCAGTTAGTACCTTTGCTGATTATTATTCTGCCGGCTCTGGACAACATTCTACTGCTCTTGCAGCTTGTAATGCTTTGTATGGTACTAGCGTAATTTTTGAAGCTGATTCTAATTCTGATATGCCTGACGGTTCGGTGTATGTCGGTGTATGTCGTAGAAAATCAGATCAGTCAATTTTGAACGGTGTTTACCTTTTTAAAGAAAAACCTAAGTGTCCCTCTAAAGGTTATCCATCTTATTATTATTTTTCATCTGGTGGCAAAGTTCCGACGCGAACGTGTACGCAAATGCCAGGAGGACAATATTGTGTTTTTGAAGCAGGTTCAAATCCTATTATTTTAAATCATGAAAATGATAGACAATCAGTAACATTATACAGTGTTAGTGAAAATGCTGTTTCTTCTTGTACTCCGCTTTTTGAC